AGCTGCTGGATCTGCTGCGGGGTCACGCCCAGGGCCCCCTTGTTCACCTCCTGGATCTGTTGGATCTGTTTCGTATCGATCTTGACGATGCCGCCCGGCAGCAGGTTGGGGTTGAGCAGACACCGCGCCTCCACGCCGCCGCCCAGCGTCGCGCTGGGCACGTCGATCAGTCCCGTCTTGGGCGTGAGGATCGGCACGGTCATGGTCTGCATGGCGAGGGCTTCGTCCTTCCCGATGACATGTAGTTTCCCATTCGTATCGATCCAGATCCGCGCGTCCTTGTGCGCGGCGACGTCCCGCAGGATATCGGCGGGGTTGCCGTGCAGCACCCGTGCGCGCGGGGATTTCTCCTTGCCCAGGTCCATGATCTGGCCCGGCTTCACATCACCCTTCATCGCCTCGGTGGCCGCCTTGATGACGTCCTCCTGGGTCGATCCCTCGAGCAGCAGCGTGTTGATGATCGACCCGGACAGCGCCTGATCGTTCTGCAATGCGTGGATCTCGACGAAGGTGTCGGTCGCGTTCTGCCGCCCGTGTTTGTAGTAGACGATGGGCCCGGCGAAGATCTTGCCGTATTGCGCGGAACGATAGCCCGCCTCGAGGGCGACGTGGGTCAGCTCCTTCTGCATCCGCCCCAGGATCTCATGCGGGATGTTGTAGACCGTGATCTGGGAAACGTAGGGCAGCAAGAACGTTGCCTGTTCGACACTAAACTCGAAGGCCAGCTCCGACAGGTCGATCGCCTTGTCGCCCGCCGCCGTGCCGACGGTGAGCTTCCAGCGGCGCAGCCACAGCTCCGCGCCCTGCACCTCCGGGTTCTCCGGTCGCGGGGCGCGTTCCACGACCGGCTCGGCGGGCTTCACCACCGCCGGAGGTGATTGCGCTTCTACAATGAGTTTTGGGAGGATGATGTCATCTGCCATTACGGCGTTTGTCCTCCGCCGCTTCCCGGGCGCGGCGCTCGTTGTCGTGCTTAACCCGCAGCGCCTCGTTGGCCCAGGCGATGTGTTCCAGGTCGAGCGTGCCGTCGACGATGCTTTCCAGCTTGCACATACCGGCCATCACCGGCTGCATCAGGAAGTCTTCATCGTCAGGGAGGGTAATCCAGGCGACGTCTCCGTCGGGGTCGTGCCCGTATCGCTGGTCGAGGCAACGGACCCTATATCGAAAAAACCACCCAGGTTCTCCTGGATCACGTTCCAGCAAACCGCCATCAGATCCGCCAGTGTCAGATCCGTGTATTGCTCTCGACCGGCGGCGGCGTTCCACATGGGCGGGCTCCATGTGGTCGAGCCGTTCGAGCCCTCGCGCCGTCGCGTGACCGAGAGGCATTTGTTGACCAGGATGTTGACCTTGTCTTCCTCCATGTCCGCGAAGGCATCGAAGAACGGCAGCATGAACCCGAGCTGCCGGGAGGCCACGTCCATGCCCGCTGGCCCGCCAGGCACCATGGCGAGCTGAACCATGGGCCCGAACAGGGGCCCCAGCCCGCGCATCAAATGGAGCTGCTCGCGGGCATTCATCTTGTCGACCCGGTAGGTATGCCCCCCGGTTTCAAATTCACCAGCCATGTTACGCCGCCTGTTGCAGTGTCGCGCCCATCGTGCCGTCGCCGAAGATCATGTCGATGCGACCGGCGTCGAAGATCCACTCCATCGTGCCGCCCTCTTTGGCGAACGTGACGTTGGGGAACTTCTGGAAGGCGCACTGGCTGCACGAGATCTGATCGCCCCGGGCCGGGTCGGAGATCACGATGGTGTTCTGCCCCCACAGCGCCGAGCTGACCCGTTGCAGGTCATACATCTGTTGCAGGAGCTGGTTGGTGCCGGAGGTCTTGAGGAAACGAATGGTCACCGTGCCACCGTTACCGGCATGCAACGAATGCATCACGCATCCGTCCGAGCCGATCGTCATGGTGCTCTTGTTCTCGAGCATGGCGATGGAGATGCCCTCCTCCGCCGTGCACGAGCCGTAGCCCAGGGCGAACGATCCCCCCGGGCCGACGATGGTGGCCGATACGTCAACGAAACTATACGTCGCCATCTTTTTCTCCTGGGTTGTCGGGTGGTCTCGGGGGCGCGCCATGCGCCGCGAGTAACAGTGCGAGGATCGCGGCCAGGGCTTCGGCCCAGATCTCGCGCGCGAGCTGACCGAAGCTGGAGCACTCCCCTATTTTGAGTTCCCCTGACAGGAACAGGAAGTAACAGGTGGCACTACCCGCGAGCGTCGCGAGAACCTGGGCCAGTGTCACCAGCGCGAGAAGGTAAAAGCACGCCCGCAACATGTTGAATGGCGGACGTGACAATTCATTTCTCCTGGTTACGTCAGGGCTTTTCGGAACTGGTAATAGTAGTCCTCGATCAGCGCGGCCTGATCCAGGCCGTTGACGATCTTGCGCGCGTTGTAGGGATCCGAGACGTCGTGCGATGCGCTGAAATAATCGGGCAGGCCCACACCAGTGAACCATCCCCGGATCATCCCATCATAAAGCACCAGCGCGGAGGTCCGATCATCGTAGAGCATCTGATCGGGATAGCGATGCAATTTCGTTTCGACACGGTATCCTTCCCACAGGCGCAACTGGGCCTTGAGGTAGTTCTCCTCCCAGGTGAGCTGCACGTGCCCGCGCCCGTAGTAACGCTCATTCCAGGGCCCGGTCGGTTCTCCGTAGCTCTTGCCCTCGCCCTGCCCATACTCTTCGATCGGTCGCATCGTCGCGGCTGACTCGTGGAACGTGGTGGCCAGCGCGTAGCCGAGCCAGTCGTCGCCGTCATTGGGGTTGTCGCGCGCGAAGCGACGCTCCCAGACGTCCAGCAGCACATTCATCCCATAGACCTGGGACTGGTTGAGACTGCCCGGGAACGGTGCCTCGCGCACCGCGTCGAAGAACCGTTTCCGGTTGATCATTACACTCACCGATTGACGTTGACGATCACGAACGCACGATGGATCGCGCCCGCGAGCTTGATCGCGCACTGGATCGTCGGCGCGATGCGTTGCTCACGGATGCTCTGCGGCTGGCTCTCGACCAACGGTGCCCAAACGTAATAGCCTTTGGGCAGCATCTGGCCGTAGGTGAGCTGGCCAAACCCCGGGGCGTTCCACTGCCCAGGCGCGATCAGGCCGTTCACGACGCCCTGCATCAGAGCATTTTCCGTAGTCGTGACCAGAATGTGCACACCCTGGTTGGTCTGGGGAATTTTCGTGGGTGCGGTATAAAGAACGTTGTAAACGTCGGTCTGGATCCGGTTGGCGAGCCAGTCGGTTCCGTGCACCTCATCGAAGAAAAACCCATTCGCCATCACGCCTTCTTGCAGGATGGCCGTGTCGTTCGAGTAGTAGACGAAGACGTTGCAGCGTTTCGCCTTCAGGGTCGTCGCCTGGGTCTCGGTCAGCAGCTCGGCGACGAGGCCGGGCTCCTGTTTGAACTTCAGCGTGATCGTGGTGTTGGAGGCCTCGAAGTCGGTGGTAAACGCCCGCCCGAACGCCGAGCACACCGCGTAGGGGCTCGAGGTCGAATACTGGCCGAACGTCCGCTCATATCCGTTCGCATGCATCAACGATGCGATATCGAACTCATATGTCGCGTCGAGCACCCGGGGATCCCCGGTCGTGTAGCCGCAAATGCTGATCGGGTTAGCCCCTTCGATGTAGGCCGACACGGCGAGCTGGTCGGTGACGCTGATCGGCGGATCAGCGGCGAACACGAGCCCATACCAGCTCGCGTGCGCCCGCAGCGCGATGGCGCATTGCAACGGGGTCTCCGCGCCGATGCCGGGGACCGGGATCGACGCCCCCGAGATCTCCGTCAGGCCCAGGTGGTCGGAAACGTTGGTGCCGATACCCGCCGGGCCCGCGTAGCCGATCGACGACTGGATGCCGGTCGAGATGCTTTCGAGGTTGAACCGCGAGCCGTCCCACCAGGCATGCACGCCCTGGATGGCGTCGTTGAGGATCGACGCCACCCCGTTGAGCGTGACGACGTTCTGGAAATTCATCCCCAGTGTCCCCGCCATCGGCGGGGGCGCGCCGCTGATCGCCGTCAGCCGCAGCGTCGCCGACAGGTCGGTGCCCACGACGGCCACCGGAGGCGCGCCGTAGGACACCGTGGAGGTCGTCCCGGTGGACGCTGATTTAACCACGAACTGGGAGTTTTCATCGTCCCAGGACATCGTCCCGGCGGCCCCCAGACCCGCTTCCAGGGCGAAGGCGGCGTCCTCGAAGCCCGCGACCTCATCGGTCGGGTTGATCGTGGTCAGGTTGGTCGCTGGCAGGTCGATCACCGTGCCGTCGATCGTGATGCTGAACGTGGCGTCGGCGGTCGACAGCAACGCACCGTGCAGCGTTGTCCGGGCGGTGACGCTGAACGGCCCGCCCTTCAGCGTGCCGGAGGACTCCGAGACGGTCCGCTCGGTGCCGTCGACGGTGATCTTGAGCGTGCCGTCGACGACCAGGCGCAGCCGGTTGAGCAGCGTGAACGCCTGTGACGGTGAGAACACCGCGCCGTGCAGCACGGCGTTGGATCCGTTGGGCGCGAACCGTCCGATGTAGAGGATGCTCGGCTGTGGGCGCTGCGAGAAGAAGAGATCCGCCGCCAGGAACTCCGGCGCGGTGGATCCGAAATCGGCGGCCACCCCATCGAGGGAGGTATACTCGCGGATCCGCTCGCCCGGGTCGATCGCGCTCGACGATCCGGCGATGCACAAAGCGCCGAAATTCCGCAGCGGTGCCGCCACGGGACTCAGATTGATGTCGACGCGAACGACGTCGGAAACATTCAGCCCAGGCATGTTGTTTGTTCCTTTCTCAGAATGTTCCGCCATCGATCTCTTGGGTCGATGCGAACTCTATGTTGCCGTCCATTGTCCCCCCGGCGGTCGTCAGCACGGGCACCCAGGCCGCCATGTAGCGGCCATGGGTGAGACCGTTCTCCGGTGCCTCTTCGATGATGCCCTGCGGGCCGATCGGCCCGCGCGGACCCGGCGGGCCCGCATCCCCCTTGGGCCCGATGGGGGTCATCGCGTAGACGTCGACCACCAGTGATGGCGGCACCTGACCCAGATAGATCGTTTCACTCATGCCCGCCTGACTCCTTTCGGGAACGCCCGCGCCGCGACGTTGGGCACGGCCTCGGGGATGACGCGGCTGTCGGTGACATCGTCGACCACGCGGACATCGCCGCGCAGGATCGTCTGCACCTGGTTGTCCGCCGTGGTGAGCTGGAGATCCCAGACGCCCGCCTCCGGCAGGTCACGGCAGGTGAACGCCGACAGACTCAGCTCGATGATATTCGGTGCGATGACGGAACAACTGATCACGTGCGCCGGGAGCTTCACCGGCTCCTCGCGGATCTCCGCCTTCACCGTGACGGTCGACAGGTCGAAGGGATGTTCCCGCAGCGTATCGAGCCAGATCAGCACCCGCCAGGCGTAGCTGTCGCCCCGGTAGAGGGTCATGGGCATGCGTCCCGGCATCATGGTTCAATGTCCTCCATGGGAGTGAGCACGGTGTTGGGGCGCACCCGGATCTCTTGCAGCACGCCGTCCTCGTTGCGCGTGACGACGTCGGCCCCCACGAGGTTCAATACGGGGTAGACACGATCGATCTGGTAGCGGAACTCGATCTGCATGTCGGCCCGGTTGATCCACTGCTGGTTGACCAGCTCCGGCCCGCGCGCGAGATCTTGCACGCTCTTGAGCTTGAGCGGTCGCATGCCCTCCATCTGCTGCGGAATGTAGAGCGCGTCGCGCAGCATGCCCGCGACGTCCTCCGCCTCCGGGCCGTAGAAGGTCACCAGCACGGTGAGCGTGGAGTGCCGCCGCATGCGATCGACCCCGAAGCCCGGCGCGCCCTCGAGCATGGCCTGGCCGTCGTGGATGATCTCCGGGAAGTCGTCGACCTCTTGTTTCATCACCCCGACGCTGCCCCAGGTGACGTCCGCCATGGGCTGCGTCGGCGGGATCGGTTGCCACCTGGGCCGCACCAGATTGCCCGGCAGGCTGGTGAGGGAGGCGACCATATGTTGCAGAATGCGTTCGATCTCCGCCGACGTCAGGGTCGGCGGAGGCTTCTCCGTCAGGTAGCCGCCCGTGGCGGAGGTGTTGGCCGATGCGCTCACTCGTGCGAGCCGCTCAGCCAGTAGAGCAGCTCGCTGGCCTTGGTCATGGCGATGTTGCGCGCGTTCAGAGTCAATGGGCGGGTGTTGATCAGCCGGTTGATCTCATCTCGTAACGCTGTCAGATCGTCCTTGATCGGCATCAGATGCCCGGCTTCGCGCGCGGCGTCGGCGGCGGAGGAAACGATCTCACCCTTGGCGGCGAGCACCCCAGGCTGTTTGATTTCATCGCTCATATGCGTGGCCCCGGTGAGATGTTCTTGATCGTCATCAGGCCCTCGAACTGAGAGCCGAAATTGTTGAAGCGCGCGACGTTGATCACGATGAAGGTGGTATCGTTCCAGATGACATGATCCGCCCGGGTCAGGTCGGTGGCGGTGGCCAGCGGGAAGGTGGTCGTGATCTCGTAGGTGCCGCCCGTGCGCGAGGCATCGGTGGTCATGGTCAGGTCGTCACCGCCGGAGGCCTGGATCGATGCGAGAGCGATATAACTCTCCGTCTCCCAGGAAACGATCCCATCGTCGCCGACGACCTCGACCGAGCGTTGGATCGTTACCTCATCGCAAAAGTCCGGGTCGAACAGCAGCTCGCTGACGGTGATGCGTGCCATGTCATACCCCGCACATATGGCGCAGCCACCAGTCGAAGGCCCGCCAGGTGATCTTGCCCTCGCGCCACAGCGCCTCGATGCGGCGGTTGTGGGCACGTTGTTCCGGCGACGTCACAGCGCCGCCTTCCTGACCACGTAGGTGATGGAGGCCCGGAGCTGCCCGGTGTCGATCAGCGGCTTGACGTTGAGTCCGGCCCCGCCGCTGTCCCAGTTGGATCCGGCATAGGCCAGCAGCGCCGTGGACATGCTCATGCCCACCGCCTGCCCGCCCTCCTTGATGTCCCGCAGCTTGCGCCTGCCCCCCGCCGTCCGGCGAAGCCTGGCGCGGATGGTGGCGGGCTTCAGCGGCTCGAACGGCGGCACCGGGTTGGTGATGCTCTCGACCACGCTGTCGCGCGCCAGCATGCCCACCCGGTTCAGCGTCTCGTCGACCGGCGCGCCCGTGCCTTGCAAAGCGTCGATCGCCGCCTGTTTCATCATGGCCAGCGCCTGCTTCTGGATTTTCTTTACGCCTGGGTAAAGAAAAGGCCGGGCCGGGATGTTGTGCGCCGGAGAGCCAAATTCATGGATCCGGCCCAGCTCCGCGTTGGTCGGGCCGCGATCGCGCCGCCCGCTCCGCTCGGCGGGGATGCCCACGAGCACGTCGGAGTAGGTGAGCTGGGCCACCCGGTCCATGAGCTGGCCGACGTTGTCGACGACCTTGGTGACGTCGACCGGCATCAGGGAAGCACGGGAGGCACGGGTGGCACGTAGGGCGGCGCGGCATCGGTGATCCCGCCCAGCGCGACCCAGCCCAGATAGGCATGGTAGTCATGGGACGCCGGATTAAACGGGATGACCACGCCATCACTCACGCGGAGCACCGCGTCGGAGAGCGTGCCCGGGATCGGCGCGACGAGCTGATAATCCGCTGGCATCTGATTGTTTCCTTTACAGAACGAGGTTCAGCCCATGCCGCCGTTGTCGAGCTGGCTGATGTAGGGATCGGCGGCGATCCAGAAGGCTTCCCACTGGGTCACGAGCTGGTTCACCGCGTAGGCATAGTCGGTGCCGTTCTTGCCGGGCTCCGTCGGATCCGCCGCGATGCCGAAATTATTCGGCGTCCAGGTGTTGCCCGGAGACATGGCGGCGGCCTCATACTCGGTGCCCGCGACGCCCGCGTAGCCGCTGGCCGCCGTGGCGACGGCGTCCTTCAGCCGGGCGATCGTGGTGTTCAGCCCGAGCAGCTTCGCCGTTGTCTGGTTCGTCATGCCCCCGAACGGGGTTTGGTTTGGGATAACAAGCGCGGCCATTAGTGGGTTGTCCTCTGTTCGAGTTGTTCGACCCGCGCCATCAGCGCGGTGTTCTGCTCGCTTAGTTGCTGAACCGATTTGACCAGCAGCGCGATCATGGCGTTCTGATCCAGGGCCCAGACGCGTCCCAGGTGATCATCGAAATCATCCCCGGCGTGGACGCCCTCTGGGAACACCTCGCGCACCTGTTGCGCGATGACACCGACCCGGGCGCGTCCGGTGATCGGACTCTTGCGCCCCCGGGTGCGCGCCTGCTTCAGGGCCCAGGGCTCATCCACGTCGAGCCAGTCGAACGCGACCAGCGGGATGCGGTTGACCGTCTCGAGCCCGTCCAGCGTGCTGGGCTCGATGTCCATTTTCAGCCGTTCGTCGCTGGCGTTCGCCATCGCGTAGACCGCGCCGCCATTGTCGATGGAGATGGTAGCGAGGCTGCCGACTACGTTGCTCCAGCCGAACAAAATGTAGGAACTGGTGGCGTATGCGCCGGACTGATATTTGACGCCGATGCAGTTGGTCTGACAAACAATCGCGGAGCCGTTTACGAAAAGACCTTGCTCCATAATGATGTTACGATCAGCGGCCAGTACCAGCGACGGGCCACTGGGCGTTACCCAGTGCAGGTTCCCGTTGCTGATGTTCCAGTCCCAATACCAGCTTGGGGCAAACTGCATGATGCGGCCCGCCCCAGCCGCCGCCATCATCATCTGGCCGCCAATGGCGTAGACGTTGCTCGCCGCCTGTAAGATACCCGTCGCGTAGCAGTGACCACCCGGCGCGACGGTGAAAGTGACCGCCCCGCCCTCGACGAAATCCCAGTTTCCGTTCGTGCCGTTGCGCGCCAGATAATAGGCTTCGTTGTTGGCGACACGGAAAACGCCCGAGTAGTTCATGATCTCGTTGGTGGTAAAGCGACCGGCGACGTAGGCTGTGCCGCCTGACTGAAGATACTGCGCGTAAACGCCCGCGTTGACGGTCAGGTTGCTGGAGCGGTCTATGCCGAACCGGCCATGAGCCGGGACGCCCGCGCCGTCGCAGTCGCCAAACCAGAGTGCGCCGCCCACGTCCTCCCACATGCCGCTTACGAGGCCCGCCGAAGAGTTGTAGACGGCGACTGATGGGTTGCTTGGGCCGATACTAAGGAGACGACCACTGTTGGATGTGATCGCGCCGCTGCTTGCCATGGGAGCCGTGGAGTAGAACCCCCCAGGCTGCATGGTGAGAAGGTGCGAGTAGACGGCCCCGCTGACGTGGTAGAGATAAGCGTATCCGTCCGTCCCGGTGCACAGGTGGTAGCAATAATCGTTCCACGCACCCCAGCGAATATACCCGTTCGATCCCCACATGGAGTCCAGGGCGAAAGCATGTAGCCCAGGCGTTTGCAGCACCCCGGACATCGATCCGCCCGTGAGCGGAACGAACGCGCCGCCGCCGATCGGCGCACCGTTGAAGTAAGGCATCGACCCGAAGGTTATGACGCCGGTCGCGCGGTTGATGAACAGCGGGTTGTCGATCCACACCCCGTTGTCGTCATAGCGTTGCAGGCTGTAGTCGCTGCCCGCGTTGGCACCCGTCTCGGGCTGGGGCCCGCCCAGGACAATGGCCCAGCGGATGCTGCTGCTGGTGTGCCCCTCGAGGGAACGATACTTGCCCGGCGACGGCGTCAGCCGGATGATGGCGTGGCCTTCGGTGAGCGACCCATCGCGCGGATCCCCGAAGACCTGGATGGGCCCGGCGATGCCCATCGTGTAGTTCGCCGTGATCTCCTGCTCGACGAACAGGCCGTTCTTGACGTGCACGTCGCCGACGAACTGGCTGTCGCCGTGGACGCCGAACCTGTGACCGGCCCAGTCGGTTGTCGTGCCGCCCAGGATGAGCGCCCAGGCCGGGTTGGTCGTGGTCGGGTTGATCGTCACGAGGCCGGTGACCGCGCCGCCCGTGAGTGGCAGGTAGCCGCCGCCTCCGGCGCTTATTCCGTCAACGTATTGTTTCGTTACCGCATGAAGCGGGTCCGTTGGCGGCCCCGGCAGCAGGATCGGCGTTGTCATCGTCAGCGCGCCAGCGGTGAACCAGGCGACCCGGTTCGTGCTGCCGACATACAGGTCGACGTTGGATCCGCCGGAGACGAGGTTCAGCGTGTTGCCGGTGACCGAGATCCCGTAAGTGTAGCCCCACAGCGCGATGTGTTTCGACAGATCCTGGGCGTTGGCCCCGATGAGGTTTTCCCCGAAGATCGCCCCGTTGGGGAACTTCCCCTTGCCGATGACGGTGGCGTCCCCGGTGACCGTCAGGGCCCGGTCGATCGCCACCAGATCCTTGGTGAAACGAACCACCCGTTGCTGGGCCAGATCGGAGTTGGCGTCGTTCTGTCCGATGTTGATCCAAATGTCGAGATATTCAGTCGTCCACCCGTTGGTCATACCGGAGCGGATGGATGTGATATACCGCGCGCCGATGTCGGCGATCGGGGTGGCGAACGTGCCGCCGAAGCGGATGATGCTCTGGCCGTCGTTGCCGTTGGCTGGCCGCAGCCATAGTTGCGATGTTGTATCGTTTGGCGTGTAGGATATGCGCAGCATACCGGTCATTTCGTCGCCGGTATAATTCACCCACCGCCCGTCGCCGATCGAGAGGTCGACCTTGTTGTCATACAGCCATTGCAGGCTGGTCTGCACGTTGGGCCCAAGCGGACCAATAACCGGCACGACGTCGACGTCCTGGGCGATGACCTTGGCACCACCGATCGGCAGGTGAACCCACTGGGCCCCGTCGCAGACGATCCAGTCCGCCAGCGAATAAACCCCCGGAGGGATGTTGCCCACGGGCGGCGAGCCCGCCTGGGTCACGATCAGGTAGAAGCCCTTGTAGGCCGCCTGCGGCAGCGGCAGCGGTGTCAGGTCCGGCACCCCGGAGATGACCGTGTAGTTGCCCTGGTCGAGCGGCACGTTGATGCCGCCGACGAAGAACAGATCCTCGGCGAGGACCGCGATCTCCATTTGCAGGAACGCGTCCGCCGCGTCGACGTAGCGGGTGTTGGTGACGGAGTCGTCGCCCACGCCGGTCGCGGGTGTGATGGTCGTGATGTTCAGCGGGTAGACGCCCGCGCCGTCGGTCCAGACCTGTTGATTGCCGCCCGGCTGCACCGTGACGCCGTTGCCGTTGCTGCCCTGGAGGCGCACCGGCTGGGGCGTGATGTTCATGGCCTGCCACATCGTGCCTGGCGTGGTGGCCACCGGGACGGTCAGCGTGACCGGCCCCACCGGGCCGCCGTAGAGGTAGAGGCCAAATTTGGCCATCTCGCCGATGGTGAGCGTGCGATCGGCGTCGGCCAGCACCAGCTCGTGGCGGAGCTGGGTCGGGTGGATGTGGTCGCTGAGCGAATAGATCCACGGGTTGGATCCGACCCAGGCCCCGCCGTCGATCGGCGGCGGCACGGTGGCCGCCACCGGCACCTGGCTCGACAAGGCGATCGGACCCTGGTCGAGCCCGTCGACCCACAGCTTCGCCTGCGAGCCGGTCCAGGTGAAGCCGAAGACGTTGCCACCACCGAGCCCGGAGTAGGTGACGCCATACCCGGCGAGACGCATGCTGACGAGGTCGAGCCACATCGCGTCGGTCTGTCCGACGACGAAATGATGTCGGCTCAGACCGTCGACGACGTAGTTCAACCGCCCCGACGTGACGCTGAATCCGAAGGTGCCGCCCCAGAGGGAAATGTGCTTCCACAGATCCCAGGGCGCGGTGGAGGTCACGTTGCCGAAGGTGATGCCGCCCGTGACGCCCAGGCCGTTGTAGACGCTCGTCAGCCCGTCGGACCGGCGGATGCTCATGGGCGCGCCCAGGAAGCTCCCGTCGTCATGGTAGGTATACCAGGTGAGGTTGCCGCCGCTGTCGCCGCCCTCCTCGAGGAAGGCGTCCAGCCCCACCGAGAAGCGGGTGCGCCCGGCGGACAGGTAGGTGACCGAAGCCCCCGAAGCCGTCGCCGAATTGATCCACAGCGAAACGGCGGGCTGGGTCGACGTCCCCAGGGTCATCCCCAGGTTCGCCCCCAGCGGGCCGGTGACGGTGCCGCCGGACAGTCTCAGGTAGAGCCCGTCCGCCATCGTGGCGTCGAGCTTGTTGTCGTAGAGCCATTGCAGACTGGTCTGCACGTTGGGGCCCAGCGGGCCGATGACCGGGACCACGTCCACGTCCTGGGCGATCACCTTGGCCCCGCCGATCGGCAGGTGCACCCATTCGGATCCGTCGCACACGATCCAGTCGGCGAGATCGTAGACCCCGGGCGGGATGTTACCGGGAGGCGGCGAGCCGCCTTGCGTTACGATAACGTAATAACCTTTGTAGGCCGCCTGCGGCGGAGGCAACGGCGACAGGTCGGGCACCTGGGACACCACCGTCCAGTTGCCCTGGTCGAGCGGAACATTCATTCCGCCAACGAAATACATGTCCTCCGCCAGGATGGCGATGTAGCGCAGCAATATCTCATCGGCGGCGTCGACGTATTGTTTCGGCACGATGCCGAGCGGGGCGGTGGGATCCGCGTTGACGAGGTTCTGTGTTCCGCCCAGCGAAATTATTCCGCCACGCAAAGAGACCGAACTGTCCAGCGTGGCGATGCGGATGCCCAGGGGTGTGCTTGCCCACGGAGCCAGAACCAGTGCGCCGGTATCGATGGCACCCGCCGACATCAGGATCAGGGCGTCGTTGTCCTGCGTCATCGAGGTGTAGCCGCCACCAGCGGTGCGCGGCATGAACTGGATGTTTTGGTAGCCGTTGGAAACCAGCAGCGCGTAGCTGATGGAGGGCACGTTGTGGTTGGGCCCCACGGCGATGGCACCCGTGACCGTGCCGCCCGTGAGTGGGAGGAAAGGTCCGCCCGCCATAATTCCGTCAGCGTAACCTTTATTGACCGCGTGCATGGGTAGCGTGGGCTCGCGGTTCAGCGTGATGTCCTGCCCGGCGCTCATGGTCAGGCCACCGGTCTGGAAACGCGCGACCTCGAGCGCGCCAACGTTCAGTGTCGTTACGATACCGGTGACGATGTTGAGCGTCGAGCCGGTGACCGAGAACCCATACTGGCCGCCGTAGAGATCGATGTGCCGCGAGAGATCATACGCGAGCGAAACGACATTGTTGTTGGTCGTCAGGCCGTGAACGAAATTGACCCGGCCCGTGGCCCGGCTGATCGAGAGCGGCGCGTCGATCGGCGAGCCGTCGTCGTGCATCCGGCTGATGGTGAAGTTGCTGCCCGCGTCCGCCCCGGTCTCGGGATCCCCCGTGACGGTGAAGTGCCAACGCCACTGGCCCGACGAGGTGAAGCTCAGCGAACGAAACGTTCCGGGTGCGGCATTAAGCGTGAGCTGCGGGTTGATGGGGCTGCTGATGGTCAGCGGGCCCAGCATGGTATCCCCGGCGCGCAACACGTAATTGCCGAGCTGGCCCTTGTCGAAAAGTAGCTTGCGTCCCGCCGGATCCAGATGCCCGGGCACGCCGACCCACAGGCGCATCGGATCGTTCATCTCGACCGACAGCTCACCCGGTGCCAGAGACCCACCGAGCGGCGCGAGGCCGGTCTCGGTGCGCTTTATATAAACCCGATGCGCCATCGTATCAGTATGTCCCCGCGTCGATCACCCCGATGTCGAGCGGTGCGCCCGGTGTGATCGCGTTGCCAACGAACGTTGGGGTCGCGAAATAAAGCGTCGGTGGCGCGGCGGCCAGCGCGTAGATCTGCTCGAGCGCGATCTGCACGTTGGTGCCGCTCGGATCCGGCACGGGTGGGATGACGGCGATATCGCCCGCCACCGCCTGCGGCTGGTGGAAGTGCAGCACCGCCCAGGCCACGCCGTCGCTGACCATCCAGTCATGCGGGTGCAGCGGCGCGCCGGGCTCGTTCGCGCCCACCCCGGCCCCGTCGGTGACGTTGATCAGGTAGGCCCCACGGTTGGACGCCGTCGAGGCCGGGAGCGGCCCGGTGCCCTGCGCGATCCCCGCCTGGCCGTTATAGGCCCCCGTGCTCGTGGCCGCGTCGTAGGCCCCGGCGAAGACCAGCAGGCCGAGCACCTGCTCGAGGTCGTTGATGATCTCGTTGATCGCCGGGACGATCGTCTTGGCATCGGTGACCAGAGCCGACACGTCCGAGCCGACGAGCTGGCGCAGGCCCAGGGGAGTAATCGCCGTGCTGTCGACCGTCCCCGCCGTGATCTCGGCGGACAGGGCGATGCGAAGCCCGCCGAGCTGCGCCTGGGTCGCCTGCGTGACCATGAGCGGCGAGACCGATGTGCCGTCCCCGATCAGGGACGGATCATGCACCACCGAAACGATCGCGCCGCCGGAGCTGCTCTTGTCGTAGAGCAGCTTGCGCCCCGTGGGATCCAGCGCGACCGGCACGCCGACCCACAGCCGCATCGGTTCACCCAGCTCGACCGAAAGCTCGCCCTCGAACATCGTGTTGTTCGCTGGCGGGTTATTCGGCGTGACCGTGCGAAGATGCTGGATGACCCCGTTGCGGGAGCCGCTCATATCAGACGCCCAGCGCCGTCAGGCGCGCCTCGATCGACGCCAGCCGGGCTTCCAGGGCCTCCTGGGCCGCGACGCCGCCCAGGCCGATGTTGATGACGCCCCCGTTGTTCCAGATCGCGTCGGCGATCGTCTGGCCCTGCGTCGGGAGGAACCCGAACCGGATCTTGCCGCGAATATTGCTGAAAGTGGGGTCGCCAGCGCCGCCCTCGAGATAGACCCATCCACCGGCACCATCACCTCCGGCGATCGCGGGGCCGCCTTTGAGTTCAACGCCACCTCCGCCGAACAGCCCCTCTCCGCCGCTGATATATACGGAGCTGCCGGTGCTGGCTGTGTTTTTACCCCCCGCCAGGACCAGACTACGCGTGCCCATATCCGCTATGTCTGGCGTGATGATGGACGACCCGGACTCCATGATAAGGCGTGTCGCCACGCCCATGGTCAGGTTGCCGGTCAGCTCGCCGCCGGTCGTGGGAAGACCCGCGCCGCCAGCGGCGGCACCCGCGCCGACGTTGAGCGCGCCCGCGTTGTTCCAGATCGCATCGGGATCCGTCTGCGCCACCGTCGGCAAGGTCATCTTGACCACGCCAGCCCCGAGCGGACCCGCGCCGGGGACGAGCCTGACGTCACCGCCCAGACCCTCGTCCGACCGTCCGCCGGTCAGGACGGCGTCGCCGCCCTTCTCGGTGGTCGAGGAGTGCCCGCCGGTCACGGAGGCGTCGCCGCCCCGGGCGAGATCCGACCGGCCCGCCGTGAGCACGACCGCGCCGCCCCGGAACAGACCGGACGTCGCCCCCGCCGTGAGGATGATATCCCCGCCCTCCTGCGTGGCCGCGTCGCCGCCCTTGATGTTGACACTGCCGCCGTGGCTGTCCGGGGCGACATGCCCGCCGCCGCCCTTGATTTGAACGCCGCCGGGACGCGCGGTCGCTGTTCCCGGCGCGCCGTTCAGGATGACATCACCGCCGTCGCCCACGCCGCCGTCGCCGCCCGTGATCTCGACGTGCCCGCCGCCGCCGTCACCCGTCGTGGCACCGGCCATGATCTCGACGTTGCCGCCCCAGCCGCCCACGCCCTGGGCCTGACCCGCCTTGATGACGACCGGCGCGCCGCCGAAATCATCCTGACGGGACGCGCCCGCGCTGATCAGTATGGGTCCGCCCGAAGCCCCCGCGCCGGACGCGATGGTGATGCCGCCGCCGTAGGTCGGCCCAACACCCCCAATCAGACGGATATCACCTGAACGCCCCGCCAGGCCCGTGGAGTCGGCTGTCCGAAGGATGATGTTGCTTGAGTCGCCCGCGAGCGGATTGAAGAACGACGTGATCTCCCGGTCCTCGAAGAGGACGATATCCCCCTCGGACATCTGGAGATCGGCCAGGACGCGGATCTTGCCGCCCGTGCCGGGCGTCAACTGGATATCCCCGGCCTTCAGGACCGCCACGGGATCACCGAGTCCGGTCGAGAGGATCAGATCCCCACCTTCCATGCTGCTTCCGCCGGGCTCGTCCGGGGTCGAAATGGGAACGTAAGAGCTTGGTCCGCTCGCCAGGAGCAGCGGGCTGGTCAGCGTGCCGCCCGTGAACGTGCCGCCACCGCCCGCGACGCCGCCCGCGCCGAGCATCAGGATGCCGCCGCTGTTCCACAGCGCATTTGGTTCGTCAGCGAAAGGAACCACGGGCAGGTTCTCGAGGAAGATCCGCCCGTGCAGAGTCGGGTCCAGGCTGTTGACGCCGGGCGAGAGCACGAGGTCGCCGCCCTTCTGCGTGGCGCTGGCCGACGGTCCGCCCGCGATCTCCACGTCGCCGCCGGAACCCAGGCCGTTCGCGAGCGTCTCGCCGCCGAGAATGACCACCCGCCCATTGGACGCGCCCGATGCGATGCTGCTGCCGTTGTTGTTCCGGCCACCCCGGATCTCGACGTCGCCAGGCTCGGCGGTGCTGGAGTTGGCATCACCGCCCCGAATAATGATGCCGCCCGCGAGGGCCTTGCCCGGGCCGCCCGTGATCTTGACCTTGCCGCCGATCGCCGCCCAGCCGCCGTAGAGGTCAAGATCCCCGCCGTGACCGTTCGAGCCATCGACGGAGCTGCCGTCACCGCCCGAAAGGAAGACATCACCGCCGTCCTTGTCTCCGCGACCGCCGTAGAGGTTGAGGTTGCCGCCCCGCCCCCCTGGGCCGCCGTAGAGCGAAGATCCGCCGCCGCGCCCACCATCCGGGCCGCCGCGCCCGGCGCGCATGACGATGTGCCCGCCCTCGCCGGTATTGACCGCCGTGCCCGGGAAGATGTTGATCCAGCGCCCCAGCCAAAGCCCAGAGGGCTCGTCGCCGTTCGACGATGTGAGCCCCCGGGGTGAGCTGACCTGGATCCAGCCGGTCATCTTGCCGCCCGCCGTGGGCAGGTAGGCCGTCGTGTTGCCCTCGCCGATGTTGAGCACGCCGTTGTTGTTCCAGACGGCGTCCTGCCCCCCTGGGGCTGGCGTGGCGCGGAGGTTGGCGATGCGCAGCACACCCCACTGCTCCGGCGTGAATCCATAGCCGGGGTTGAGCACGACGTTGCCGCCCTTGCCCTCCGGGGTGTTGGTCGAGCCGCCCTGGATCAGGGTCTCGCCGCCGAAGGCCGCGCCGGATCCGGCGAGGATGTTGATGCCGCCGCCGTGACCCTCCGGCGTCCGCGAGGGCCCGCCGATCAGCCAGACGTCGCCGCCCCAGGTCGCCGTCTCGCCGCCCCGGCCCCCGCGCACGATGACGGATCCGCCGTCGCCCGTGCCGTCGCCCGCGCCCGCGAGGATGTTGATCCACCGTCCGATCTCGTTCGATTTGAGCATCGCCGTCGCCGACGTCAGGCCGCGCGGGCTCGAGACCGTCAGGAAGCCGGTCATCGTGATGTTCTCGAACGTCTTCATTCCGGTAGCGGTCTGATCGCCCGACGTCTCGATCTGGCGCAGCGGTGAGACCAGCGGTGCCATCGCCTTGCCGGTCCAGATCGCCAGCTCGTTGGTGCCGGGCAGGTGCGACGCCAGACCGGTGAACCCACCCGTGGCGAAGAACGGCTCCGCGTCCGCGCCCATGTCCGGCAACGACACCGGCAGGTCGGTCAGGTTCTTGCGGATTTTCAGCGTGACATAGGACATCGCGAGATCCTTACATATGAAACAATCAGCCGACGCTGCCGTAGTAGCCCATCATGACGCCGTGCGCCCATGAGTTGACGAGACCGGCCTGGGCGTATGACGACATGGCCAGCATTTCGACGCCGCCGGTCCCCACCATCTGGGCGATCATCGCGTATTGCTGGCCGAAGGTCGTCAGGTTGTATGGGCCCCAGCCCTCCATCGTGGACGACGAATAATCATACGACACCGAAACCTTCGACACGCTCTTCGACGACATCAGACCGACCGGCAGGCCGGGCACCACGGTGGTGGATCCGCCGCCGCCTGAAGCCGATCTGATAGCGTAATATTGTTGCAGCGCCAGGAAGTGCGCGGTCAGCAGCTCCTGGCCGAGCACGGTGAACTGGCACCAGTAGCGCGGGATCGCCATGATGCCCGCGACGTCGAGCCAGAATTGCACGCTGTGGTCCGGGTAGGTCGCCTCGTCCTTGAACGCCGGGAAATCCGCCCGGAACCTTGTTACGGAAACGAGACGATTATGCGGGGCGTCGAACGGCGTGCTGGGCAGATACGCCGTCTGCATGATGCTGTCGTCTTTGATCAGGTCGCTCACGGCCAGCCCTCATTGCAAGATGAAACCGAACACCCGCCAGCCCACCAGGAAGAACAGGATCCACAGCAGCAGGCCGTTGTATTGCGGCCAGTAGACCTGCCCCTGCGGTGTGCGGCCCACGAGCCAGAAGATGAACCAGAGCACCATCAAGACCCAGAAGAGGAGCCCGATCGACATCTACTTGGCCCCCGCCTGCCTGGCGAAACCCTTGGCCGACATGTCACCGCCCAGGGTCCGCACCGGGCCCTTCGTTCCCGTGTTGAGCCCGCTTGGTGCCGTCGCCGTCGAAGACGGACGCGGCGCGGGCTTCACCGTCGGCGGCACCGGGCTCGACATATTCGGCCCCATCGATGGTCCCTTCATGCGCGTTGCTCCTTTTGCGTCCTGGCTCGAGAAGTCCAAGTTTACGCCTACGGGTTTTGATGGCTTCCACGCTACAGCCGAAACGTTCCGCCAACATTACGTTTGCCACGCCCTCGTGCACCGCCTTGGTCAGGCGCGCGTCGCGCGCCGGGGTCCAGTCCCGATCGGCGCGTGTGAAGGCCACTACTGAGGGTTTTCCATCATCGCGAGCGTCGGGTGCGCCCGGGCCCAGGTCTGATAATCGTTGTTCAGACCGACCTCGGAGAAGACGGCGTAAATCTTGCGTTGCGCGCCGTTGTTGGTGGAGAGGAAGGTGAACAGGTCGCCTGGCGCGCCGCGCATGCGGTCGGGCACCATGACGACCCACGAGGAGGCGTCGCGGACCGCCCAGGGCGGCGAGAGGATCGCCCCGGTATCGGGCGCGGGTGGCGGCAGGGATCCCAGGATCACCGGCAATGCCGGTGCCGCGCCGGTCTCGTCGATCAGCCACGCCAGCACCGCGTTGTCGTGCAGGATCACGTAGGCCTCACCCGCCGGGATATCCCCCTCGGGCACCGCGTTATACTCGCATGAGATCAGGGTCGTCGTGACGACCGGGGTGATAGGCACCATGGATCAAGTCTCCTTTGCAACGATTGTGTAGCCCTCATCGAAGGCCTTGGCCGGGCTGATGCTGCGGTAGCCGTCGGGGTAGAGCATGGCCCAGTCGCCGACGCGGACATTGTCGAGCATCCCCGCGTGTGTCGGGGTGAACACCTCCACCAGCCCGCCGTTGCCCGGATCGACCAGGACGCTGCGCCCGCCCGGGCCGCCGATCACGTCGATGATCCGGGCCGCGCGCACGACCTTGTGGCTGACATACTCCGGCCAGTCGATCATTTCGTTTTTTCATCGGTTTTGTAGAGCAGCGCGCGGACGGCGCAGTCCTTCGCCTCCATGAGCTTGCGCAGCGCCACCGTTCGTTCCGGGTTGCGGGGTAACGTGTCGACGATCAGCAGCGCCAGCTCGCAGAACGGACGGCTCACCGTCTGTAGATCCGGGCGCAGATGCGCGAACCCAAAGAATTGCATGATGGGATCTTGCATGTTCAGATACGCCCCATGAGTAAGAGGATGAGAAGGACGAGCACGAGTAGCCCGCCGAAACCTATTCCGTATCCGTAATGAGGATACTGGGCGTAATAGCCCGAACGATATCCCCAGCCGCCGCCGAAGACGACGAGCACGAGGATGACGATCAGAATGAGAGTCAGTGGGCTCATGGCCGTGGTGCTCCATCCGCTTCGCGGGTGATGGCGACGTTCGCCCACATCGCGGCATCGCGTAGCAGGCGCATCACGTGATCCTTGTCCGCCCCCTCGGGGAGGATCATGCCGACGCGTTCAGCGCATTCAGCGAACGAGGAGCGCGAGTCGGTCATGGCCTCCTTCTGTGCCTCGGTCGGCATCAGGTAGCCGAAGGTCGTGGAATGCAGGCTCACAACGTCGCCGGATCGGTGAAGGTGGCGAGGTTGGGATCCATCTCCTTCGGCACGTCACGCCCGGCGAAACGGCGCTCCTTGCGCGTCGGGGCCCGGGTGGAGACCTCGGCGGAGGGCGCGGGTGGCTGCTTCTGGGCCTCGGTCGACTCGCCCACCCGGGCGGCCTGCGCGGCCAGCAGCGCGGTCTGAGCGTATTGTTCATGCCCAACCTTGGGCGGGGGCTCGACGAAGCCCTCGCAGTGCGCCTGGACATACCAGTGCTCCGCGACGGCCTCGTCGACGTCGTAAGTCCCCGGCAGATACTCGGTCAGCCGGTGGTTGTCGTCCTTCAGCATAAATTGTTTCACGACCGTGATGGTTGGCATGTGTTCCTCCATGAGAAGTCGGTGGGCCAGCGTGCGCGCACGAGGCGCGTGATAATCTGCGAGCCCGGGCTCAAAACGTCAAAGCGGTGAAAACGTTTCAGATCCCGTCGCGATAACCGCAGGTCTCGGGATAGACATACTCGAGCACACCCAACCGGCAGTAGTAGGTGGTCAGGTTGTAGAGTGAACGCCACTCCAACGGGGTGCGGCTCATCGATGTCATAGGGTAACGAACGCGCTCGTATTCCTTGGTGTAGGCCATCATGCGCTGCGAGCCCGCCGCGCCGCGACCGTTCAACCATTTCAGCGGTTGAATGTTGAGCGGACGACCGTTCGCGGTGTTGCAAAGCGAGTTCTCCTGAATGAAACGCATCAGGGAGATATTGCCCGCCTCGGACACCTTCATGCTGACCAGGATGCCGAACTCGGTCGGTGGCACCCGTAGTTCCGTCGGCATCACGGCCCAGCCGGAAGCTCTCCACGTCGCCTCGAGCAGCTCATTGATCTGCGCCAGGATGACGTCGGGTGTTCCAGCCGCCTGCGCAGCCGCCCATGTTCCGCCCGTGACGTTCGCCACGTTCGATACGCTTGGGTGATTAAGCAGGCCGAAAGAGTTGACCGTGGGGTCGCCGATGTAGACCAGCTTGTCGACGTCCATCTGATACTTCAGGCGGATGACGGCGTATTTCTGATCGTCGATCGGACGGCCCAGACGCATGGCCGACTCAAGCTCGGGCATCGTGTAGCTCAGCTCCATGCCCCAGAGATACAAGGGCTGCGGAACCTTGCCGATGTCCAGTTGCGCGCCCGTGATGGCGTTGGCGTCCTTGCCAATCCATGACACGCCGGTCGGGTCGATACCGCCCGTGGCCGCGTAGCTGGACAACGTGAACGATGATACCTCGTCGCCCACGGTGATGTCGTCGCGGACATCGATGTCACGGCCCCAGGTATAAGCGACAAGGGGCTCGTGGATCGTCTGGTCGAGGCGCTCAAGCTCCCCGATCAGGAAGACGCCCGTCGCGTCGCGGGTGCGCGCGTCGAACGTGAAGGCGGGGCCGCCGTTGCCGCCCATACCAAACCGGCCCATTCCATCAGGCATTTTACAGAGTCTCCTTTCGTTACGCGATCGTTACGCCGCTGGCGGCGCGTCGGGCGCGGGAGGCGTGGGAACCGGCGTCGGTGTCGGCGTCGGGGTCGGCGTCGGCGGGGCTGGTCCCGCCGGAACAGTCTCACTCATACTCATTACCCTTCCAGATCATTCTCTGATCGTTACAGGTTGAAGGCGATCTCCGTCATGCCCGTGGCATCCGCCGGACCCGTGAAGTAGGTCGTCATCGGCGAGCCGAGCGGTGCGATCGTCGCGCCAACAGGCAGCGCGGAGATCCCGCCGATCGGCGTGTCGGCGTCACCCGGCAGACCAACGCCCACCGCGCCGCCCTTGACAGCCGTTCCGCTCATCAAACGAACTGTCATGTAGCCGCGCTTCAGGATGTTGGCCTCGCCCCATGTCGGAGGCGTGTCGACCCCGAGCGGATCCTGCGATGCGTTCGTCGGATACGGACGCACGTAGAGTCCATAGATCGCCGGGGTGGCACCGTCGGCGGCATCAGGTGGCCGCACCTGACCGACGACGGGATCGATCATGACCGCCTGGCCGTAGAACGTCGGCGGGTTGGTGGGCATGATCATCTGGGCCTCGACGGTGGCACCCGCCCCGACCCGGTTGACCGCGCCGGGGATACCGGCGGGCAGGCTGTAGGTAAACGCTACCATGGTGTAACCTTCTCCTTTCGTTACGATCAGTGACGCGGCGCGCCGGTCTGCTTCGACCAGAAGTCGTGGTTCGCCGCGTTGATTTTCTTCAGCCGCGCCGTCTGCTCATCGCGCGCGATGAACACATCGTCGCCCGCGACGAAGTTGTCCTTGGTGTTGTTGCGGGCTTTCATCCGATCGGACGCGTCCAGGAACAGGGCCCGGACCCCGTCACAGGACATGCGCTTGATCGTTTCGGGTGTCCAACGACCCAGGATGGCCTTGCCGTCGGCGGTTTTCGCCGCCGCGTCGAGCACCGCGCGGCGCGCCCCACAGAGGGCGTCGGCGGTCTTCAGGCCAGGCTTGGCGTCGATCGTCGGCATCTTGAACCCGGGCACCAGGATCTCGCCCCGGGCGCGGACATCCTTGATCAGCCGGGCGAGGCCCTTGACCACGGCGGCGTCGCCCATTTTCATCTCGCCGGTCTTCTTGGACCCGTCGGCGTCCATCAGCTCCGGCTCGGCGGCGGCCAGCTTCTCCATGCTGAGCTTGCCCTCTTCCCCGTCCGGGACGTCCATGTCCTCGGTCGGAGGATCCTTCGGCGGATCCCCGCCCTCGGCGGCTGCGGGATCCCCGCCCTCGCCCTCGGCACCGCCCTGGAGCCATGGCGGCAGCTCGCCGTCCTTGGTCGCCTTCGCGATGGCGTCGCACATCAGGCTGAGCTTGGTGTCGATCGCCTTCAGCCCGCCCTCGAGCTTGCCGATGCGGTCTTCGACCGAAGCATCGCCGCCGTGCTTGATGTGCACGTGGACGGCGGAGTTGTGCTTCTCGTCGCCCTCGTCGCCGTCGGGCTCCTGTTGGAGCAGCTCGGGCGGGATCGCCTCCTCGGCGTCCTTCACGATCGCCGCGAGCGACGCCTTGTCCCTCGCGAAGAACGCATCGTTGATGAAGTCGCGCACGGTGCGGCGCTGTGTAGCAGGCATGTCCAGGCTCCTTGTTCTGGTTTGCTGGCAGAGATCACAACCGCATGGCATCGCGGTTTTCTCCTTCGATTGTGGTTGACAACTGTGTCAACCGTCCCTATATTCACTGGGTAAGCAGAAAGGAAAACCCCAGTGGATTACGAAGACGAAGGCCCGTTCTATCGTTTTTACCAGGACGCCAACGGCGTCCAGCACGAGAGCTACGAGGCCGCCTGCGTTTACTACGGCGCGGATACGCCGGATCAGGTTGCCGCCGAAGAGGCCTATTGGTCCTCACAGGAAGAGTCCTGGTTGGCGGCCAACGTGTTCTTCCCCCCGATGGAGGCCCCCGAGCCTCCAGCCTGCCCGTTTTGAAAGGAACTCAACCAATGACCGTCGTGACCCTCGAGCTGCTGCTCCCCGACTCCTGCTCCACCACCGTCCGCGACGCCCTCGAGGCGATCGCGGGCAAGCTCTCCGACGTCGGCTACTCCGACGCCGAGTATGCCTTTGTGAAGAGCCCGGATGAAGGCACGGTCTTCCACTACCGCGTGATCCAGGGCTTCCCCACCGACCGCTAAACCCAACCCGAAAGGATCCCAACCAATGTGCGAACAACCCGACCTCTTCCCCGAATCCGTCCCCTCACGGTTCGAGGTGGACACCGTCACCGGCCCGGCCTGCTGGGCCTCCGCCCTGATCAACGGCGACGACAGCTCGTTCTCGCTGGACGATGACGGCGGCGAAGCCGAGCTGGCCGCCCTCGAGGCCTGGCTGGCCCCGCTGACCGCCGAAGGCTGGCGGATCGTCGGCATCGTCGAGGACAGCGAACGGTTCTCGTGGAGCTTCGTCCTGCACGGCGGCACCGCCCAGGGCGGCGATGTGGTCGATTTCGAGATACTGCGGGAGGTGAAATAAATCGATCGGTGTCGGTTGACATACATGTCAACCGACACCATATCTGATGGGTAAGAGAAGGAACCCCCGATGACGAAACCCAGATTGACGAAAGCTCAGAAGGCGGCGCTCGCCGCGTATGAGTTCCGGCTGAGACAAGAGGATCGTTACCTCGGCTCGGTGTTCGTCACGCCCTCCGGCCAGCGTGACGTCGAAGCGAAGACCCGGGCCGCCTACGAAGACTGCGTGAAGCTCGGCATGACGCACGAGCACGGTTTGTGAAGGAGATTTCGATGAGCAAGAAAACCCCGCTGCCCGCGACCCAGTTCTCTCCCGACGGGAACATGGCGCTCGTTCCCGAGTGGAGCGACATGGGCGGGCCCTCCAAGGTCTGGTGGACGCTTAGGATCAAGTCCCCGAAGACCGGCCAGTGGGTCAGCGTCCAGGGCGGGTCGACCTCCATGTGGATGACCGACCTCGGTTTTAACCCCTACTCGAAAGTGTAACGAATATGACCGCTGAATCACTGCTCGGTGGCTACACCGAAGACGAACTGAAGAAGGCCTTCGAGCTGGTCGCGCCGAAGCCGAACTGGAAGATGCCGATCGACGCCCTGATCTCGTCGATCACCCCGATCAAGAAGCGGAAGCTGATCTCGTTCGCGGTGATGTTCTACACCGGAGGCATCGCGGTGTTTAAGAAAACCCCGAGCGGCAAGATCCGCGTGACCTCGCCCGGCTACTACGCCTGCATCGGCGCGTGAAAACTTGTCAATATCTTGACAATTAAGTTTCGGTGGTGCGGTTGACATCCATGTCAACCGACACCATATCTGATCGGTAAGAGGAGAAACCCAATGCCTGATTTCGCCTGGACCCACCACGGTTCCGTTATCATCCTGACTGCCCTTTCCGAAGCCGGTCAGAACTGGATCACCGAGCACTTGCCCGAAGACGCCCCCTCATGGGGCGGCGGCATCGCCATCGAGCCGCGCTTCTTCGACGATATCGCCGACGGCATCATCAACGATGGTTTGGAGTTGAACTAATGTCCTACGAATATCTCTCGGTCTCCGAGACCTCGAAGCTCATCCGGGCCGCCCTCAAGAAGGCCTTCCCCGGCGTTAAATTCTCGGTCCGGTCCAGCAAGTATGCTGGCGGCGCGTCGGTCAACGTCGACTGGGTCGACGGCCCTTGCGACAAGGCGGTGAGCCTGGTCACCGGGCAATTCTCCGGCGGCGGTTTCGACGGCATGATCGACCTGAAATACAACCACAGCTCGTGGTTGCTGCCGGACGGCTCGGCGATCGTCGCCGACAACCCCGGCACCCAGGGCAGCATGGGCATGGTCGCGCCGGAGCGGAACGAAAAGCCGGATCCGGCGGCCCGCCTGGTGCGGTTTGGAGCGGACTATGTGTTCAACCAGCGGAAGCTCAGCCCGGAGCTGTTGAACCGGGCCAAGGCGAAGCTGGCGCGGCTGGGCTACCCCGTCGAGGTCGTCGAGATCGAGCGGAGCGACTGGGACGGATCCGCCGTCGTCACCGTCCACCACGATCCCGTGAAGGCCCGGGGCTTCGACATGGAAAGGGAAATCTGGCAGCAGGCCAGGAAGACCCACTGCGTGAAAGCGAGCTGAACCATGGCACGAGAAAACGAAGACCACATCCTGTTCCTGGCCGCCTCCGGCGACCAGGTCCACTTCGGCCTCCACGAGGATCCGGCGGCGTGGGCCGCCCGGCGGGAGGGCGAGACCCCGATCACGATCGTCGCCGGTTGGGTGCTGCCCCCGGAGGAGCGGCGGCTGGTGCTGAGCACCATCCTGCGTGACCTGCGGGACGAACCCCGGGACGGCATCTGGTTCCAGATCCCCCGCGCCCGCGCGGAGGCGCTGCTGGCCGAGAAGGCCGGACGGGCAGGCGGCGCGTTCGCCTACTGGGTGCCCGGCCCGGCGGCCCCCCGGACGTCCCGGGACCGCCCCGTGATCACCGACCAGGGCCGGTTCGACTCGGCGGCGGAGGCGGCGGAGGCCTTCGGCATCTCCCGCCAGGCGGCGTGGAAGCGAGCGAGCGTCGGAATAAATGGGTGGAAATTTGAGGACGCCGGTTGACAACCATGTCAACCATCACCATATCTGTTGGGTAAGAGTGAAGGAGCAAACAACGATGTATGATATGGCGCAACCCAACGACGCACCCGGCAGGTGCGTGAAGTGTAGCGGTTCCGGCGTGTATCGCTGGGGCGGATCGATCAACGGCAAGGCCCGGTTTGAAGGCCCTTGCCACTCCTGCCGGGGAACCGGCGAACAGTCAGCTCGGCAGATACGGACGAACGAGGCGTATAATCGTTTCAAGATCGCCCGCATCTGTGAGGGCTGGGGAGGCGAGGATGCCGCGTGAATGTTCCTGCGGCAGCGGTCTGCCGAAGCTCCCCGTGCATGACGCACGGGGCATCTTCCTGACCTATGTGTGCTCGCGGTGCGAGCGCGAGAAGCTCAGCCACTTCCGGCCCGACGTGCTGAGTGATCCGAACTACTGGGCCGATGAACCGATCGAAGAGGAGTGAACGACCATGGGTTTCAGAACACGCCGCCGGATGGAAAAGGCGATCGCCAGAAGGATCATCAAGGACGCACTGGCCGAAGGCTGGTCGGTGCGGATCGACAACGGGGCGGAAGAGGAGCTGCCGCCCGCGTCGACCGACCTGCGGACGATCATGGCCGGGCTGTTCCTGACCGATGAGGACGTCCTCTACTTTTTCAAGGACGGCGTGCGCCAGGGCTGGGTTTGCCTGATCTACGGAAACGACGGCTGGGACGTCGTCAATGACTACACCGCCAACCTCGAGGCCTTCATGGAGGGCGCGAGCAGCGTGGCCGATGAACTCGAAGAACAATACGGGAGCTGAATGAAATGCTGACGAGCCGGAAATTCACCACCAAGGCCTACCCCACCGACGACAACGCGAAGGACAAGCCGATGATATTCATGCTGCGGATCGAGATGGACAACGCCGCGTTCGACGACAACGACGCGATCGACGAGGTCGCCGCGCTACTCCGCGAGGCCGCCCAGATAATCGAGGGCGACGGGCTCGCCGCTCCGGGCGTCGCCACGTTCCTGCGCGACAGCAATGGCAACAAGGTCGGCGGCTTCGCCGTGAAGGCGGAGGGCTGAGCAATGAACGACCCACGTGACCTCGACGACTCCGACTGGGAATTGTTACGAGGAGGCATCAAGGCGGAGATCCTGATGTCGAACGTCTCCGACGTGTCGGCGATATCCGCCACGCTGAACGCCCTGGTCTTCCACCTCAAAAACGAACACGGCATGAGCGTCGAAGAGGCGAAACGCCGCATCACGCAATCCCTCAACGCCTTCAAATAAGGAACCTGAATCATGTTGCGCTGGATCGCGAAACACCCCCGGGCGACACCGGACATGCTGGGCTTCCTGCCGGGCATGCTGAGCGATTATGACCCGCGCCCGGCGCGGGAGCAGATGGAAACCAACTATGCCCACGGGGGCGGCTGGACGCCGTTCCGGGGCTTCACGATGAAAGAGAACGGGATCCGCTACCCCGGCGACCCCCTGTGCGTCCTGCTGTTCGAGACCCGCCTCCGCGAGGAGATCATCCGGGTCTATGACGGCGGGCCCTGGATGGCGATCATCCAGCCCGACGGTGAATATGAGATTTGCCGGATCGACTAAAACCTCAACCCACGACAAGGAGTTTTTCATTATGAACAAGGAACAGAAAGCGACGATCGACAAGGCCGATGCCCTGATCCAGGAGGCCCAGGCGCTCATCCAGGAAATCCGGGACGAGCAGCAGGAGGTCTTCGACGAGATGTCCGACAAGGTGCAGCAGGGCCCGCGCGGCGAGGCCTTGCAGGCGGTGCTCGAGCAGCTCGAGCTGGCGTCCGACGAATGCGAAAACATCGTCAACTACCTGGCGGAGGCGCGGGGCTAAAATTCTCTGGGAGGCGGTTGACAATCATGTCAACCGTCACCATCTATGTTGAGTAGCAAGAAGGAACCCCGAATGATCGATGTTTTGAAAACCCTCGAAAAGCTGCCCGTTGAATGCGGATCGCGCGACCTCTCGACCGACGCGCCGATCCTGATCCGACGCGGTGTGATGGGCTTCTGGCCCATGCCTCCCCGCTTCGACCCCGATCGTTTCAACGAGGAGCACGGCATCTCCCCGGCCCAGGTCGAGGCGATGCAGATCGGATCCATGTTTGGATGGGACTGCCCGGGTGCCGACCCCGACCACGAGATCAACCAGGAGAAGCCGAAATGAGAGTGCGTGTTTACCGGAACCTCACCAGACGCTGCCTCTCGGTGCAGCGTAAGGTGCCCGGGAAGGGCTGGCGGCTCGACCGCCACGTCCAATGGATCCAGCTCGCGGATGCCTCGTTCGAGGTGTCCCAGGCGGGCCGGGAGCGGGTGCTGAGCACCGGACGCAAGAACGTCCACGCGTTCGTCGTGGGCACCCCGGTCGAGCCCAGCGGGATCCGGAACGGCGTGGGCGTCACCTACAACCCCCGCAAGTTTAGCTCGTTCGTCACCGCGACCGGCGAGCCCGTTACCAAGGCGGCCCTGGTCGCCATCACCGTGGGCGGCATGACCGCCGCCCTTTGAGGAGCCCAACCATGAAAAGAGATCGTTACGACCCGCTGCCGAACCCCAGGGAGCAACCCCGCCACAACAGGATCGTGCTCGACCTGCTGAACTCCTCGGCGGGTGACCTGATCCTCGACGGCATGGGCGACCTGTGCAGGCGCGAGACCTGGGACGACAGCTACATGAAAGAGCTGCCCTGGGCCCAGCACCGCGTCGGCGAAACGCTCGCCGTGATCAACCGTTTCGGTTGGAGACTGACCCCGGCTGGTGCCGAATATATTTTGTCGAACGACATTTTCCTCCGTAAGGATCTCAGGTTTTTGAAGGAGGTGTGCACCGGCCTGCGTTGACAAACACGTCAACCGTCCCCATATATACCTTGTAAGGAAAGGAACCAAAAAGTGAAAAAATTGAGCCCCAAACAGCAAGACCGCGAAATCGAACGGATCTACAAAACCCATTGCTCCGGCATGCAAATCAACATGATGCGGATCCCGGAGCTGTTCAGGAAGGCGCGTGGCATGCTGGCGTCCGGTGCCACTTTCACCGAGATCGGTGCGTTCATGGTCGCCTTCGTCAACGCCGAAAGGAGTCAGGTCTCATGACCAAAACCGTCTATCCTCCCGAGCCGTGGCTCATCAAGCAGACCTTGATGATGCTGGCGGCGATCGAGTGGCGCGCCAAGGAGGGCGTCCACCCCAACCCGGCGGTGGTCAAGGCCCACTTCCACGCGATCGAGAACATGGCCGCCGCCGCGATCGCCAAGATCGAGGAGCACAGCCCCTGGACGCTGGCGGAGGCGGAGACCGAGAACGGCCTCTTTATCCCGTCCTGCGTCGCTTCAGCTCCCTGACGTAGTCTCGCTTTTCCTCCAACCAGCTATCGTGCAGCGCCTGATCCTCTTTCGTATACTGCCGGGTCGGCCACGGGTCGAAGTCCGGGATATCGTTCTCCCAGGCGCTGGCGGGGGATCCATGGTAGAGATCCTCGCCGGTTTTCTCGTCCTTGTCAGGCAAGGTGGAGGAAGACGTGGGTGATCCTTCGGGCCGCTTTGGCGGCCCTTTTGATTCCTCGGTCTCCGGTTTTCTTGGCTCCTGCGCCATATTGCTGATCTCCCGCGACGAACTGCGCCGATGTGCCGCTGTTGTCGAACACGCTCCAATGCCTGAACTTGGGGATGAGCGTGTCGAAATTCTTCTCGTTGTCCACGTTGCCCAGGATGACCTCGGGAGGGACGAACCGCCCGTCCCCGGTCGCCCGCTGCTTCTTGGCGAACCGCATCATGGCCCGCGACATGGCAACTTCAGCCGGGGCGTGCATGTAGTGCCCCTCGATCGCGTAGCCAGCCTTTTCGTAGCGCCCGGCGCGGTCGAGGATGCTCTGGGTCGATTTCATCGTCGCGTCGTGCACGATGTTGAGGCCCAGCTCGATCGCCGTGTCCTCCGCCATGCGCACCATCTGGTCGCTCTCCTCGTGCACCTGGTCGGCGTTCCACCCGGCATACTCGGGCTTGAGCTGTTCCTTGAACTTGTCGGCGTCGACCACGATCGCGTGCGCGGCGTCGCATGGCGCGCCCGGGCCGTCGGTGAGGGACGATTTGCCGGAGCCGCCGCGCCCGCCCAGGAACGTCACCACGGGCTTCTCGCCGGGCTTCGGGATGGCCTTGTCGATCGCCTCCTGGGTGAACAGCTTGTCGAGGATCTGCCGGTGCAGCGCCGCCCGCTCCGGCGTCCAGGAGCCGTCCGGCATCTTGTAGCCGCCGTCCTCGACCGGGTCGATCGTCTGCATCCGGCGTGGCCGGGCGTCGAGCTTCGCCCGGGCTTCGTCGACCTCTTTCGAGACGCCGAGCTTCGCCGCGATGCTGTCCGCCGTCGCCCGCGCCTCTTCCTTGGTGTAGCGGTGCGGTGGCACCCCCTTGAACAGGCTCTCGGCGGGCCCAGGCTGGTGCGCCCCGCCGGAGCCGGGCTGTGCCTGGGCTTCCTTGCCACCGGCCTCTCCACCGCCGCCCTTGGCCCCTCCGGCGGCCTCCGCGCCGCCCTTGGCGGGCTGCCCGGCGGCCTTGCCGGATCCGCCGCCGCCCTCCGATGCTCCACGTGGAGCATCGCTCTTGCCGCCGCCTTCGGATCCGCCGCCACCGCCGCCGCCGCCCGGGCCGAACTGCCCGGAGTTATTCGGCTGGCCGCGATGGTGCTTCGACTCTTCCCAGTCCCGCCAGCCGACGTCCCGGGTCGCCTCCGCCTCGGGGTCGTCGTCGGTGGGGGCGTTCATGAGCAGCTCGCGAACCTGGTCCTCGCTGAGCGCGGACAGGCCTTTGATCGTCTGCCCGATCGCGCCGACGTATTGTTGCAGCAGCGCCATCTCCGGGCCGCTCAGCTCGTCGCCGCCACCGTCCGGCCCCCGGGGCGGGGGCTCGGCGTCCTTGCCGGTGATCTTGCGGCTGACCGCCCGGACCGACCCGGCCATGAGCCGGGCGGCATGTTCCAGGATGATGTGCTGCACAAGCTCCTGGCCGAACTCCGCCGCGAGGTGTCCGCCCGCCATCAGCGCCTGCGTGCCGAGCATCCCCGTCGCGGCATGACCGGCGACATGCACCGCCGCCTCCGCCGCTCCG